ATTTGATAAGTTTTTGTTATTGAACTTATATCTACATTAACATTAGATGTCCATGCATCTTGTGCAGTAATCCAAGTCCATGTTTTAGATCCTACATCACTTGTATCTAATATTAAACCTGCATTGTTAGCATCGGCTCCAGTAAGTGTTACACCGGCTGCTGTTTTAGCAATTTCAATATTTTTATCTTCAACTCGTAAAGTAGCAACATCAATACTTGTTTGATCGCCTTCAACAATAAAATTTCCTGTAACTCGTAAGTCGCCTTCGACATCTAATGTATAAGCCGGTAGTCTGTTAGTTGTAAATATACCAACCCGTGCAGTACTTGCGTCTACATAAATTGCATCAACTGAGATAGCACCAAACGTACTTGACTTAACTCGTAAACTTAAATCGTGATCTGTAAGTTGATTTTCAATGTAAAAACGCGGACCAACAACTTTTTGTACGTTGTTCTGTGATAAACCAATTGTTAAGCCACCTGAGTTTTGAATTGTTAGTGTACCAGTTGTAATGCCGCTTGCTGTTGATGGAAGGAAACTGTCAGCAGTTCTAACTACGCCGCCTTCTGTAACAAGTGCGTTTGCAGAATCTGCAATGCCTCTATACTTAAAGTTAGCATTATCGATAATATTCATACCGACTTTAATAATACCATCTGGATTTGATGCAGTAACTAAACCTAAAATACGCTGTGCATATTGTGGAGTGAATTCAATTGCACTAATTACTGCTGAAAGTGTTCCGCCTACATATAGGTTTGTTACAGTACGTAAACGACTTTGTTGATCAAGAATACTACCAATTTCAAATCCACTTTTACCTTGAGACTCTGTATATTGTGGACCCATTAACATTAAGTCTGTACCGTCAAACGCATATACTTGGTTGTTTAGGTTATCAATCCATAGATCGCCAGCAACCATTTCCGGTCGAGTGTTTTGTACAATTGGGCCGCCGCTTGATTTCCAAACTGATCCATCGTATACTTGTAATCTTTGATCTGTACTGTTCCACCAAAGCTGCCCAGTTAATGGATTACTTGGCGCTGCACTATTACTAAAATTCTCTAGTAATTTAATAAAGTTTTCATTAAACGCTTCACCGTATCCTGTATAATTTCTACCAACTAATACAAGATTAGTACTGTTAGTATCTATCTGGCCGTCGATTAAGTCCGTTAGCAATGTGCCGTCTGTTTTATTTAATTGATAACTCATGTTATTCTCCAGTATAGATAATGTAATTAACTGCCAAGAATGGATTCATTACATCTAATGGGGCGCCTAGTGTTGCATTAGTTTTAATTCCTCCACTACTTGCAATACCTTGTGTGCCGCCCTCGCCAGGTTCGATCGGAAGTGTGATTGCGTTGTCATCAACTGGCTCGCCTGCTCCAACTCTTATACCATAAAATTGTGTTCCGCTTTCGCCTTCTAAATCATGCTCGTGCTCTGGCAAGTTGCTTGTTGTAATTGACTTAGTTTCTGTTCCCGCATTGCCGCCGATTGCGTCAGCAGCAAGATCTGTAACTCTATTTGCACTGGGGCCGCCCATGTTGTCAAGACCTAGTGCAAATCTGCCTCTAAAGTCAGGCAGTGTAAATTTAGAAACACCGTTGTCACTAACTAAACTAGCATCTTTAAAGTTATGCGAAATTGCTAACCATAATGCATTGTAATCAGACTTATTAATTTCTTGTCCATCACATAGTAGCCAACCTGTTGGGGCTTCTTCTCCGCCAAATGGCATCATTGCGCCTGCTGGTACAAGTGGAATTGTCTTTAAAAAGTTACGCTTTGTAATTCTACGAACGCCAGTAGTACCAGTAGTTACATTTAGTAGTAATTCGTCAGCGTTGCCTGCATCATAAGTAACTTCTTTATTACTAATAAAACTGTCAGCAATACTTACTGCAAAAGTTTTTGTACTTCCGCCAGTTTGTCCGTCGAATTCAAAACTGCTTGGTACAACATCGCCGCTTAGTGCAAATGTTGTAGCACTAGCAAGTCTATCTGCACTACCTGCTCGTCCACTAACTGTACCACTTACGTTACCTTGAATATTTCCAAAGAATGTCGTAGCATGTATTTGATCGTATTTGTTGATCGATGTACCAATGTTTCTTGTACTGTTTGAATCAGGAGCAATATTGCCTGTTTGTAATATGCCGCCGATGTCTACATCGCCGCCAATATACGCATTAAGTGCAATGCCAACGCCGCCAGTTGTTACAATACTTCCTGTGCCAATTGATGTAGAATTTCCAGTACTTGTTATTTGTATAACACCAGTTTCTGCTTCGCCAGTTTTAGGAGATATTTTAATATTTCCTTTTACATCAATTGTTTGTTCCGGCGCAGCATTATTAAATCCAACATTGCCGTCACTATTAATACTTAAAACAGTCGGGGTTAAGTTCCCATTGCGCATTCTAACATCAATACTAGATCCGCTAGTGTTATGTTGTATAACTCCGGTTTCGCCGTCAATGCCTAGACTTAGTTGTCCGCCTGTGCCAATTTTAATACCGTCGTTGCTTTTAACACTTAGTTGGAAATCTGTGCTACTTGCAGCATTACCTCTTAGGAAATTACTTGCGGGTATCGATGTGTTCCCAACAACTAGTGCTTCTGCCTTTTCAGCAGTTCCGTAATATTTTAGTGCTTGTACGCCAACAATTGCTTCGTCTGCAATGTTCATACCAGGATTAATACCTGTTCTAAATCCTTTAATAGATACTTTTGGAATGAAGCTTTGACTACTAATAATAATTACTGGTTGATCTTCAACTTTGATAGCAAGAACATTATATGTTACATCATCTGTGCCTACAATTGCTTGTGATTGCGCTCCAGTTAGTAGTCCGTCACTAAAGTCTGGGCCAACTAGTACCCATGCACTGCCTGTAAACAAGTATAACTGCTGACTTTCGGTGTTAACCCACAAGTCACCTGCACTTGAATTTGCTACTGCTGGTGCAGCACTAGCTTTTTTAAGTCCGCCACTGGCAACCCAGTTTGTTCCATCATACACTTTAAGCTGATCAACACCTTGGGTGCTATCATACCAAAGTTGTCCTTCTACAGGACGCTCTGGTGCCAAAGTGTTTGCAAAGTTTTCTAGTAAATGTAAAAAGTTTTCATTTACTGCTTGACCGTATGCTGTTGTTCCTCTACCAGGAAAACTTAATGTAGTTTCACTATTAAGTGTATTATCAACAACTGTTATTGTGCCTTTGTTAACAGTGTCAGTGTAGCTTATTGTATATGGCATTTTCTACTCCTTACCCTGCCAAACTTTGTACACGCACGGTGTAATCAATTTGGATTAATCTGTTAAGTGACTTTTGAACTGGGTGAAAAATAACGTGTGTAATTAATCTGCCTGTTCCAGAAGGACTATAACTACGCAAGCCCAATTCGTCAAAAACATATGGACTATCTGTTGCACTTGCAGTATCAAATGCATCTTGGCCGTTAGGCTCGCCGTAATCTAGCAAACAACTTACAACAATATCAGTGTAGTTTGTTCCACTAACATGCCTAGTTTCTAGCTTGTTTCTTGCAGGATCAGTGTTGTTTACACTTCTGTCATCAACAACCTTAGTATAGGTTTGGTTGTATAGGCTTGCATTTGTTCCTGTGCTATTAGGTGTTAGGTATGTAATAATGCCTGTTGGGTCAACGCTTGTGCCGCCGTTACCAAAGCTCATTTCGTATATAAACCCTTCGCCAGCATTTGCTAAACTTTCAGCCATTGCTATACTCATATTTTCATAGTGAATAGCATTACGCTTGTTAATGTATACTTTTTGTGATTCAGGGTCAAATATCTTAATATGTCCCTGAACTAATACTCCGTTTGTGTCTTGCATGTGTTCGCTCATTTATTTTTCCTATACTGTATTTATTCAGGTAGCTCAGATGTTCCTGCACGTAAGAATCTTGCAATGCTATTTTCTGTATCACCTAATGATGTACCGTTTGTAGTCCAACTCTGGCCCACTTTTTTCACAACTGTTACTCTTATATC